ATAATTAGTTCCACCTGATACAGAAAGTGTTGATTCACGATAACCACCTGCTCCACCACCTCCACCTGTGTTACCAGCCTGACCACCACCACCGCCACCTGCTACTACAAGATATGAAACTGAAGTTGGTGCGCTTAATACAGTTGCAGTATTTCCAGACAGTAAACTTCTGCTCTTAGGAAATCCTTGAAGTATAGATGAAGTTTTTATTCTGGAAGTAGCCATTGATTAGGACTCATCTCCGTATGCGTGGAATGAAAGTGTTGATGTTGATGCATAAACAGTTACAACATCTGTAGTTGCAAGTGTAATACCAAGTGTAAGCGCGGTTGTATCTGCTGCGCCAACAGTTACATCATAGGCTACATAGTGAACTGCAGCCAATGTTGCTCCACCAGGGCGTACAGCCACACGGAATGTGGCAGCAGATGCTGCTTGGTTACAGATAGTCAATGTTGAAATAACTGCACTCTTAGCAGATGGAACTGTATAGAGCGTTGTTGCTGTTGTTGCAGATGGGTTTACTTGCCCAAGTACTTTCTTTGCCATTTGTATTTCTCCTTAGTTTCTTAGGCGCCCATCATCATAAAGATGTCGGCTGTTGGGTCGGTTGTAACGGTTGCCCAAGACTCTGCGCTTCCGTCTGTTGTTAAGAATTTACCACCATTACCAGTTTGACTTGGCAATGAATATTGAGATATGGCTGACCACTCAAGTCCAGTTGCTGTGCTTGAGTTAGCCTTAAGGTAATGCCCGTTAGTTCCAACGGTAAGTTTACCAGGTGTATCTGCAGCAGTTGCTACAAGAATGTCACCTTTAGCGTCAAAGAGAGCCTTATCAATTGCTGTTGCTAGATCAAAGGCTGTAAAAGTAATAATCTCTACAACATCATTAACTGCAAGAGCAGCAAGAGAAGTAAGGCTTGTACCATTAGATGCTGTGTAATCTGTATCACGAACAAGAAGCACACCATTGAGGTATACCTGCTCTTTGCCAGCAATATAAGAAAGTGTTAAGCCGTTAGCATCTGTTCCAGATACTGTTGTTTGACCAGCAGTTGCTACATAGCGATAGCGATATATTGCTGCAGTTGAGGAAATTGAACCCCAAGCAGAACCTGTCCAGGCAAACATAGTTGCAGATACTGAGTTCCAATATAGAGCACCAGTAATCAAAGCATTGCCATCATTATCCACAGACGGAGCGGATGACTTAGCACCTAAGTAACGGTCATCAAAGTTGTCATAGGTTGTTGCAGCAGCAGCAGCGGAGGCTGCAGCAGCGGTAGCAGAACCAGCAACTGTATCTACATATTGTTTTGTAGCAGCACCTAGATTGACAGATGGGTCAGCATTAAGAACCAACGCACCAGTCATAGTGCTTCCTGCCTTGAGTACGAATGAGTCGTAGACAGTTCCACCTGCTTGGATTGCTGTTGCAATCTCACCAAGAGTATCTAATGTGCCAGGGGCTGAGTTAACTAGATCTGCAACCTTTGTATCTACATAGAGTTTAGTTGCAGCATCTGCGTTAGATGTAGGTGTAGCAAGAGATGTAATCTTCTGGCTATTAACAGATACTGAGCCAGTAGGTGCAGCCATCTGGTCTAAACGAGATGTGCGTACCTGTGTATCAAAATCTGAGATAGTAGATGCAGCCTGTGTGCCAGTGTGGTTAGCACGGGCATAAGGATCAGAAACCATCTTGGCTGCTGTAATAGTTCCATTAGCAATATCTGTAGCAACAATAGTTCCATCTACAATATCTGCAGATGTAATTGTTCCGCTAAGGTCTAGTTTAGTTTTGGCAATAGCAGCAGAAGCATTGATATCTGCGTTAAGGATAGTTCCATCAAGAATCATTGTGCTAGTTACGGTGCCAGTATCGGCAGCAGTAATAGCAGTTCCGCTAATCTTGGTCTTTGTAATGGCTGCTGCTGAGTTAATATCAGCATCTACAATGGTGCCATTAGCAATCATTGTTGAGGTGACCGTGCCAGTGTCAGTTGTATAGACACCATTAGTTACTGTGCCAGCATTACCAGATACAGTTCCAGTTACATTGCCTGTAAGGTTTCCAGTAAAAGTTCCTGCAATAGCACCTGTGCCAGTAATGGTTGGGCTAGAAATTGTTGGGCTAGTTCCAAGTACGTTAGCACCAGAACCAGTTGAGGTTGTTACACCAGTTCCACCATTGGCTACTGGAAGAGTTCCAGTTACGCCAGTTGTAAGTGGTAGTCCAGTTGCATTAGTTAGAACACCAGATGCTGGAGTACCAAGGGCTGGAGTGACAAGAGTAGGAGATGTAGCAAATACTAAAGATCCACTGCCAGTTTCATCAGAAATAAGTGTTTTAAGTTCTAAAGATGTTGTTGCTGCGTGTTGAGAAAGACTTCCGTTAATATGAGTATTGGAATCGCGGAAATCACGTCCAATTGCCATATGGCGTACTTTGGCTCCAGCAGAGTGAGCAATACCAACTGAGCCATTTTCTACACCTCTAGCAATAGTAAGTGTATTGCTGGCTGCAGCACTAGGGTAGATGACATCTACAATTTCTTCAAGGGCTGTATCTGGATCAATAACTACTGTAAATGTTTGACCAGATGCAATAGTTACACCACCAAGCAAACCTGATGCTGAGTTAACCACCATAGTGGTTGCACTACTATTAAGTGCTGAGGTGAGGGATGTTTCCTGTGAAATAGAGGAATAGTTACGGACTGTCATTTAGTACCTCGTATAGTGGATTCGGGTTGGGTATACATCGCGGAGTTTTCCAGATTCTTCTGTAAGTCGTTGCTGGAATAATGCAAGCATGAAACGAGCAGTCGAAGCACCAGAACCATATTGGATCTTGGTATCTGCGTTGTCTGCTTCTGCAGAGTTGTAGTTCAATCGACCTGGATCGATAAATGATGCAAGGCGATAGGCTGCACCATAAACGATGACATCTTTAGTAGATGAAGGCAGTCCCGTTACTGATTCATATACTGCATTAGATGCAGATGCTGTTAGCGTCGAAGGTTTCTTTGTATAAAAAACTTGTACTGTACGACCAGGTGTAATGCTGTCGTAGATACCTACAGTGTTACCTGTAGCGTATGCTGTTGTATTTGCTAGTGGATCATGTCTCCAGGACTTGAGTGGGAGCCACTCTCCAGAAGGTCCTGTTGTTTGCCATGAGACATAGAGGACTGTCTCAACATCTGCTGGAATGGAGTAGGTAGACTTAGTTGCAACGGAAGTAAAGGTATAACTTCCAACAGCAAATAGATTAGGAAAAACTGCATCAATTGTATCATTGATAGCCTTCTTTACTGTCGCACGGGGGAAGGTAGGAGCCACAGTAACTTTAGTATTGGTGGTATGGCTAGCCGCGGTTGTGCCTTGGTATCCTCTACCATATGGAGCAATATTAGCGGTATTAGAAATACGGTCATAGGTATCCAGCCAGATCAATTCGTCATCAATTTCGACAACACCCTTGCCAATATTAGTAACACTATCTAAGTTCAATAAAAGACCAGAACTTGTTACGTTTTGAGTAAGGTGTGTAGTGCGATCTTGTCGCAGTGTATAACCAGCAAGATTGAGGAGAACCTCATCTACTAAATTGGCATAGGTTGTTGTCATTAGGAAGATATCCTTCTCAAGGCTTCAGGAGCCTCTAGTCCAGTAGTACTTGCAAGTTCATTGCAAATACCGTTAAGGTCAAGAAATGTTTTAGGATCTGTTTTACCCGCTTTGCGGTTCAACGCACCTTGTACATCAAGTCCAGTGGTGGCTGCCCATGTGTTAGCAGCAGCATTATCACCCTGAACCTGTGATGGAGTTCTATATGTTCCACCGTTAGCGAGTCGGTTTAACTCAGCACTGAGGGGAGAACCAAGATTACCGATAGCCATTTATTATCCCATGTACTTTCCGCCACCGCGTACTCCTGCACCTTTTGCAGCAGACTTAGTAGATTTTGATACTGGCTTTGCTTTTGGTGGCTTTGCAAGAGATGGAAGAGTTGGATTTCCTGAACCCATATACTTGCCACCGACACGCACACCAGCACCTGCTGCTGCATTTTTTACGCTAGTAGCACGTGATGTAGTGCTCTTTGACTTACCACTAATTGCACCTGGTGCATTTGACTTAGGAGTAGAACCAGGACGTGCCATAACTGCTCTAGAAGGCTTGTTTGCAGCCATTGCTGCATCTAGGCGACGTTGACCGTACATACGGCGAAGTCCTTCTGCCATTTCAGCGTTAGCCTTTGGAGCAGACTTTAGTGCTGCAGTCATACCCATAGATTTAATTTTATCAATTGTTGCTTGGCTCACCTTAGTGTACATAGCAGGACCCGATAGAGTCTTTGATGTACCTTTAGTAGAACCAGATTTTCCTGGAGAGTATTTTTTAGTACTTCCGTTGCTTCCTTTAATCATTACCATTTCACCTTATCTGCCCAATATGCGGCACTCATTTTTCCTTTGGATATATTGCTTGCGTGTCTTGCTTTGAAAGACTTACGACGTGCTGCATATGATGCAGATTCTCCTGCTTTTTTAGGTGAGCCAGAAACGCCTTGTTGTCCAAAGCGGATGGTTTTAACCTGGCTACCTACCTTAGCCACAACTACGTGTGACTTAGTAGGGTGGCTTGGAGTGCGCTTAGGCTTGTTAAAGCCTGATACTCCAGCCCGTTTTAATCGTGAGTCTTTCATTTCTTTTTCCTTGCCACTGCAGCATTATCTACAAGATTAGGGTAGGGACGTCCTGCTGCCTTTGCCCTAGCCTTTGCTGCAGTTTTCTGTGCAGGCGTTAATGCCTTTGATGTTTTCTTAGGATTCTTTTTATCCCAGAATGCTTTTTTCATTTCTTATCCTTCTTGCCAAATATTGCATTGTAGTATGCAACATCGAATGAGAATCGTTTCATGTGTGGAGCAAGTGCACTAGTGTCACACCATAGAGGTACCCCTACTTGGTGACATAGAGCAAAGAAGTAAATGTCTTCACCTAGGAAACTCTCACCCTTGCCCATTTCAGCAAATAGTGGAGCCTCTGGCATAACATCTTTAATTCTTTTAATTGCGCTTCTATGCATAAGAATGAACCCCATACCCGCTGCATCAATCTTAATAAGTTGATTCTCAGGCAGTGGATGAATTCTCTTAGAAATTAATCTTCCAGTTTCTGGATCATCCTCAAATTGGAAGATAGTTGGAAGTGGAATCATCAAAGGTTCCTCTGGAGTATCAGAAGTGAAGTACACTCCTGTCACCATAGGACGCTTATCTTTATCCTTGTGCTTCCATAACTTCATAAATGTTTCTGGGCTGATAACTACATCTGAGTCTACCCAGAGTAACCACTCTGTTTTATTGGCGTTATACCAATGGTTGATTAGACGGTCACGCTGTCTGGCAATCTGATTACCCTGGCTTCGGATAGTAGATGAAAACTTAATTCCTGATTGGAGTAGCACATCCGTGACCCCAAGCATAAATAGTCCATCTACATTGCCATTATCACACCAAGCAAGTGATACGCTTTCCTGCTTCATTTGTCCCCCGACTTATTTGATTATTTCCCCAGTTAATCTGTCCTTGTAGAACTTGACACGTCCATCTTTACGAAGGACTGCAATCTTCCCGTCTTTGATCTGAGTCTTGTTAAATGCGACTTTGACCTTACCCTGACCGCTAGACATTACTTCTTCTTAGGAGTTTTGTTAATGTACTTAATGCCCTTAACTTGATCAGAGCGAGTTCCTTTTTTGCCAGCAAGTGACTGAAGCGCTTCTTTGTATTGCTTGCGAGCATTCCAGTTAGCACGTGTATCATTGTCTACAAGAGTCTGTAGTCTTTTAGACCCTGGCTGAGCACCACGACCTCTATCAAATCCAGTTTGAATTCCTGTGGCTACTGCTGTTGGAACATCACGGAATTCTCTTGCTACGTTCTTTACATAGCCCATCGCAGATCTAAATGCGTTTGTTTGATTTGACTTATCGTCAGCACTGTTACGTGACTTAGCAGCCATGACTACATGCCCTTCTTGCGGTTCATTGACTTCTTAGCAGCCTTCTTGACTACCATCTTCTTGCCAGTCTTCTTGGCTTCAGCCTTTGCCATAGCCATACCTTTTGCTGTGTATGCGAATTCTTTCATTCCTACTTTTGGCATTATATTAACCCTCCTAATGAGTCGTCCGCTTTGAACGGCTTTCCTGATCTGTTGCTGATTTCTTCTGCTACTTGGATATCTCGCATCTTTGTAGATGCTGGTTGGATACCCTGCGCGCGTGCATTTCTGTACGCTTGCAATTCTGCATCCCATGCTTTAGGAGCCATACTGAAGCCACTATTAGCGGCACCAGTACTAACTGCTACAGCACCTAACTTGCAACCAAAGCAACCTTCTACAAATTCAGGATGTTCTCTTTCCTGATGTAGTGTCATTTGTCCCCCTAGATTGTTACTACTGTGTAACCTGCTGCTTCAAGAGCAGCTTTTTCTGTTGCATCGACTTCATACTGATGTCCACCAAGATAGTAGAGATCAGCAGCATCGAGTTCTTCTATATATGGAAAACGAGTTTCACGATACACACCGTTTTCTTTAATGACTGTAACGCCACGTGTCAACTTGTAGCGGTAGTGCAAAGCATTGTACCCTGCAGGACCTTCTTCTACAGTTGGCGGGTGAAAAATATAAGCCATTGTTCCTCCTAGTAGTTTTACGGATAGGGTGGAGCCTTTCGACCCCACCCCACCTATCTAACGGCTATTAGGCTGCTGAACGGACAGACGATGCTGTCTGAACACGCCACAATGCTGCTGAACGGTATAGAGACCATCCAAGCACGCCGTACCATCCGATTGGACGGAGACGCATCAACTTATCAGTAACTGGACCGATAACTGTGTGTGGTTCTTCAGCAACTGCCTCAGCAAGTGCCTGTTGACCCATGATGAATGTGTCGTAGACGCGTGTCTGAGTTGTACCTGAACCTGAACCAGCCTGTGAGTTTGGTAGACGTGGAGACTCAATGAAAGCAACGCCTTCAAATGTTCCAATTTCACCAGCGTAAACGCCAGTTGGATCTACGTACTCATGTGGTTGACGCCATGAACCAGCGCCTGTTTCTGCACGAAGGTCGTGTGAAACTTCTGGGTGGATGTATGAAGCGTAGAGTGATCCACGACGTGGAACTACGTTTGCTGCACGCATCTTCGCTACTGTGTAGCGGATGTCTTTTGCCTTGATTGTATCTGTCGCAGATACGCCTGTTACTGCTGCAGTTGAGATTGCTCCTGCGATTTCGCGGATAACCTGTGAACCAGCACCAAGTACGTTACGTACGATAGTATCAAGTGAGTCATTCATGTTGAATGCTACGATGTTTGCAAGTGCTGGTTCTACGTCAGCGAGTGAGAAGAGGTCCAACTTGCGTGTTGAGATGATTGAGTTACCGTATTCGTTTAGAGTAACGGCAACTGTTGTTGTTGCAGGAATTGCAACTGCGTCTGGATCAACTGTTTCGTCTAGAGCAGTTGTAGCGACTGCAAGGTCGTTGTACAACTGGAATAGAACAGATGAACCTGCGTGTGTCTGGTTTCCAACTTTTTTGTCAGCAACAGCACGGAATGATGGAACGGAACGGAGAGCGAACTCTACGAGACGGTCATACGCCTGTGTGACAAGGTTGGCACCGACAACTGTGCCTGCTTGCCCTGATGGCAAACTGGCTGCTGTATATAAATTAGCCAAGTGACTAATCCTTTCGGTAGATGATTACTACGATTGAGCACCGTAGATTAGGTTTAGAATTTCATCAGCAGATTGTGCGCCTTGGATTTTAATTCCTAGGTCTTCTGCCTTATCGGGGGATAAAGCACCAGATGTAACATTGTCCATCTGTCGCAGTGATGCGACATCCTGTTGATTTATTTCTTGTTTTTGGTTAACCTCGAACCCGAACACATCATGGGGTAAAACAAGCGATGGAATACATCAACTACCTTAAAAGCACAAAAATGGCTAAAGGTGGAACTTTTGCAAACGGAGGTGGTTTGGATGATGCTAAAATCTATGTTGCCGACCTTGCTGAATACAACAACGGAAGATTAGTTGGTAAGTGGTTAGACCTATCCGACTATTCAAGCGGTGCTGAAGTAATGGAAGCAATTCAAGAGATGCTTGACGAACAAACCAAAAAAGACAAGTATGGTGATGTTCACGAAGAGTATGCTATTCACGATTTCGAAGGATTCCCAAGCAGTTTCTACCACGAATCTATGGGTGAGTCTGACTTCGATGCTTTGTACGAAATGATGAGAGTTGCTGATAGCAGTAACTTACCACTTGAAGTTTTGATGGAAGCCGTTTCTGATTTAGGATACGAAGACGACCCCGAAAGAGTTGCTGAAGCGTATTATTCTTCAGTACCCGCAAGTATGGGAAATGAGTGGAGAGATTTTGCTTACGAATACATTGATTCAATTGGAAGTATAAAAGATGCGGTTTCAAATCCCGATTATTATTTTGATTTTGAATCTTTCGGAAGTGATGTACGAATGGATTACACCGATGAGGAATTGGAAGAAATGGGATACAATGACCTTTCAGATGAAGAACTCGGAGAGCAAATGGCTGACGAATTGGGAGGTGTAAAAAATTTAGGCGAAAAACTAATTGAAACTTACTTCGATTACGACAAGTTCGGAAGAGAATTGGAGTACGATTTCATTTCAGTTCGCGGTAAGGATGGTGATTACTATTTCTTCAATAGAAACTTTGCTAAAGGTGGTAAGGTAAAAAATAGAAAAGAAGTTGATGTAAAAAATACTCGCTACCGAGTAATTGTGTCCAATACTTCAAGCAACGATAATAGACAAGGAACGTATTTTATAGAAGCAAGTTCTAAAGAAAGAGCCGAAGAAATCGCATTGGAAAAATTCAAAAAAGAATTTGGTACAAGAAGGGGTATTTCAATTTATGTAGATTCCATAAAAGAAGTACCAATGCAAGATGGAAAAGAACGCACAAGAAAATATTTTGTTAGAATTCGAAACTCCAAAGGTTCTGAAGTAGATGATTTTATTATTGATGCTTTTGATGAAACAACTGCAAGTCGAAGAGCGTTTGCAATGTTCAGAAAAAAATACGGAAGACCCTCTGCATATAACGATGATACGGAGGTATTCTTTTCCGTTATTGATAGAATTTACCCAATAGATGAAATAAAAGAAAAGGGTGTAACAACATATCGAAGAACATTTGCAAAAGGTGGTGAGTTTGGAAATAAAATGAATAGAGAAGAAATGATTGCTTATGAAAAAAGTAATCATATTCACTATAATCCAATGAATTCTCGTTGGGAAGTTATGAAAGACTCAAAAAGTAAGGAATTTTTGAATCAAGAACAAGCAGAAAAATTTGCGGGATTTGAATTTGATGATGAAAAAGACTCAAGATATTCAAGAGCAAAATATGAAGCATTGTTTGGGTATGCGAAAGGCGGTAAAACTTCATACCAAAAAATTTACGAAGTGGAATATGAGATAGGCGGTAAGAAACACACTTCACAATTTTTGATGTATGACTCGGATAGAGTTGAAAATCTATTACCACCCGCAACTAAAATAATTTCCATAAAAGAAAAATACGCAAAAGGCGGTACGCTTGAAGTTCGAGGCGATTCTTTAGATGAAATAAAGAAACAAGCAAAACTAATTAGTAAGAATTGGAAGAAGAATATATATGTCCTTGAAACAACAAGCCGAAATTTTACAACTAATAACAAAACACGCAAATATACTTGGGGTGCTGATGAAGATGTGAATTACATTAAATCAATTACTCACGATATGCGTGAAAACATCACAATTTTGATGCGTTATAATAATGGAAATTTGATGTCAGCAGAAGAGGAAATAATTTATAAAAGTCCTTCTCTTCAAAATTTTGACGAAAGCAAATACGCAAAAGGCGGTAAAATCGGTTTCGAGGGTCTTGCAAAGAAGGTAGCCAAGCGTTATGTAGGAAAGAAGGTTTCTAAAGAATACCAAGCAGAGTACGGAAAGACATACGATGCGAAAGAAGCAAAGGAAGTCGGAAACAAAGTGGCGGGAAAAGTTTACCAACAACAAGTTGCAAAGAAGAAAATAGTTCGTAAATTGCAACGCAAATCCAAATAACACTTACAACTATGGAAGACAATGTAAAATGGGAAGAGTTCGTAGATGAACACAACATTGATGTTGAAGAACTACCCGAAAATGTTCAGCACAAAATCGAAATATTCGAAGAAACGTATTCTGAATACGAAAACACGGATGATGATGATGAAGTAGCAACCCGCGATTTAGAAGCCAAACTTACGGCTCTTGATAACGGCATATTAAGCGACCTTCAATCATTCGTTGCTAAACAAAAAGCAAACGCACCCGCTCAAGGTGCTACTCCTAAAGCGCAAGATGGTGGTCAAACACCACCCGCTCAAACACCACCACAACACCAAGCATCCGACAAGCCATCTTGGGCATTTTGGATGTAAAGATAAGCGTTGATTTTCGGGGTCGTAAGTATTTCACACATACAAGCGTACCCCACTATCTTCGCCAATTGTCATATGATTTCTTCTTGAATATCAGATGATGTTTTTTTTCACCCCCATTTTTTAGTGGGGGTCTTTTTTTACAATACAACTTATGAAATATAGATTAACACTAATAGACAAGAGAGGGGAACGCATTCACTCAAAAGCATATGAAAGCCAAGACGAAGCGTTCGTTGCAATGAAGCAATTCGACCTATTAAAGTTTCAAGTTACGCTTGAAAAGATTGACGATGCAAAGTCTTAAATACAAGTTGGACATCGAAGGGTATCCGTGTCAAAGACCAAGATTAGGGAAACACGGGGCATACAACCCATCCAAGTACACCAAACACAAAAATGACCTTATCATACTACTCAAGTCATTAAATGTACCCAAAAAGGATTATAAGGCGGTTAAATTGGCTTTCTACTTTCCGTACCCGAAAAGCACACCGCTAAAGAAACGTATTGATTTAGCACCGATGAATTACAAGTACGATATTGACAATCTTATCAAAAGTTTTTTTGATGCACTTCAGCAAAGCGGTATCATTACTGACGATAGGACAATATGCGGGGTTTATGCAATAAAACTTTTTAGTGTTGAAAACAAAGGGTGGATTGAGTTTGATATTGAGTAAATTTGCACAACTAACTAACTAAATGACTGAACCTTCTAAAAACTCTAACCCTAATAATGCTATTGAGTTAATTCGTGTACTCAATAATAGCATTCATTCATTGGGATTGAAAAGGGTGATTTCGTACCTCAAATGGATAACGAAATGGAGCGGGAACGACACCAAAGATGTCGCAGACCTAATCGTGTATTCCGTAACCTCCAAGTATAAAGTCAGTTTCTCATCGCTTTTAGAATCCACCCGAAACGATGGAGATGAAAACGATGCTATGTGTTTGTTAGCAATACTTCTAAAGAAACACGCTTTGATGAGTCAGAGCGAGATAGCCAAGAAGTTAAATCGGCATAAAAGCCAAGTGTCAAAATATATATCACGGATGAGCAATCTTAATGTAGAACTATTCAAGTTAGACCGAAAGATTTACTCCGACTATGTTGAGATTAACGAAGCCATTGAGAAACTGATTCAAAACGAGCAACACGCATTATGGAACAAAAACGCGGAAGAGGGCGACCTTCAAAGTCAGCCAACCAACAACCAATAAATCAAGAACCGATGTCGGAAAATACACCATCAATTGAATCTCAACTTGAAGATAATCAATTTGACTTTTTCAACCCCGTTGACCAAGCAGATAATGCTTCTTTCTTCAACCCACTTCAAGAGTCGGTTCAGCAAAGAGATTACTCCGCTCCGCAGATAGCGCAAGGGGATATTCCACCATTGGAAGAACCGCAGTTTATGCGTAAAGGTTTTGACCAAATCAAAGCCGAGCAAAGTGGTGGAATAGATTTACCGCCATCTTCGGGAGGTTCAAGTTCGGGCGCATCCGCTCCGCAAATGAGCAACGACCCGATGAACAACCCTAATCCCGCTTTTAACGAGTTAGAAGACAAGGACAAGAAGAAAGCATCGGAGCAGATGGTTGATGCAGTTCTTGACACCTACGACACGCTTAAAGGTCTTTCAGCCAAACTTGGGCAGATAGATGAGAAGAAGGTGCGTAAGATGATTGATGAAGGAAAGATAGACCGCAACCGAAGAATAACGATTGACGAATACGGAAACAATGTCGGCATTATGGAGTTCGTGCAGAACTACAACGCTCAAGTAGCACAAGCCGTAGAACCCGACCCATCATTCCGCAAGAGCGTTCGACCCGCAATGGTGAGGATGTTTATGAAGAAAGGGTGGGGAATGACTGACGAACAATTTGTGGGATTTGCAGTTGTCAAGGACTTAACGATAACGAGTGTTACGTTAATCGGTATGAAAAAGGGAATGAAAGAAATTTTGACAAACCTTCAAGAAGAGCAATCAGCAAAAGGTAATCCAATTGCGCCACCAAGACCGACACCACCACCACCCGCACCATCGGGCGGTTACGAAACACCACCACCACCACCGAACTATCCACCAAATAATCCTCCCGCACCCGCACCCGTGAATAACGATGAATTTGTGGAATATCCACAAGACGATTTAACGGATGAGGAAATCGAATACTTGCAAAGAATTGAAGATGCTCAAGCGGAAATGATTCGTAACAACACAAGAGAAGAAGCATATGCAGAAGCGGATGATGCAGTACAAAAGATGAACATTGAATTTGAAAGTCCTTTAAGACAACCGCCACCACCATCTTATCAAGAGCCAAAAGTGGAAGAAACATTCATAAAAGGCGGTGAAATAAAAGACGAACTTTCAATGAACCCATAAACAATGGAGAGAGGAATACCAAGAGTGTTGGTCGCAACACCAACATATGAAGGAAAGAATTACTGCTTACCCCAATTTATTGCGAACGTAAAAAGTTTTACATTTCCAAATAACTGCTATGATTTTGTGATATTCGATAACTCACGCACACCCGACAACGCGAAATATATCAATAAAACATTCGGTGTCAAGTGTGTATGGAAAGATTATTCGGGAATGGGAGTAATCGAAAAACTCGCGCAAACCCACGAAGAAATAAGACAATATGCAATAAACAATGGATATGACTTTTTGCTCCATTTGGAGAGCGATGTATTTCCGCAAGAAGATGTCATTGAGCAGTTGCTTTGGACACGGAAAGCGGTGGTTGGAGTTCCGTACCAATTATTTGGAGGAGGACAAAGAAGAGTCGTTACGCAAGGATGGTCAGATGTTGAACTGAAGAACGATTATTTCGTTTCTTGTCTTGAAATCGCTTTTATTCATCATTGGTTTTTTGATGGTTCAGTACGCAGATGCACTACTAATGGAATCGGATGCACGTTGATGCACACGAAAGCCATTGAGAATATACCATTCAGATTTGTAGAAGGTGATGATGCCGCTCCCGATACTTGGTTTACAAGGGATTTAATGTATCATAATATTCCATATTATGTTCATACGGGAATGATAGCATTCCATTGGAATATGGAAGATTGGCTTGAATACGCAAACTTAATTAAATACGATAAAAATGAGTAAAGTAGTTAACTTCAACGCTCCAAAATCAATTGATGGGGTAATCGAAAAAGTAAAAGAAAACAAACAATCTTTCATTGCGCCAAAAGCGAGAATGAAGCAATCTATTGAAAACGATGCTCAATATTTGGTTGCTCTTGGGCATTTTATATCAAATGCTCAAAAAGAAATGGAAAAGATGCACAAACTCGGTAAAAGCTATGAAGCATCAAAGATTCAAATTGAAATATTCGATGCGATAGGTAAATATCAAGCGAACGAAGGTTTGGTGAACGACAAAGCAACCCACTTTGAAAAGGTGTTTTTACCAATGTATGAGAAAGAATTGGAAGAGTCGGGAAAGAACTTTGATGGTATGCTTCAGCAATGTAAAGAAGCACTTTTGAATATGAAAGGTGTTGAAAACAAGATTGTTGGATTCATTCAAAAGGAAGTAGATAAATACGAAACATCTGCCGATAAAGCTAATGCGGAATTCAAAAACTACACTTACAAGATTCTAAAACGCTTATGGAACAAACTCCAAGAGGAGTCACAAAAGTAAAACCGACCATTGGTATTGGGTACACGACTTACAAGCGAGATGATTTGCTTCAAGAGTGTTTGGATAATCTTCGCCTTAATACCACTTCGGATTACAAATTGCACATCGCCCGTGACACGGATGATGATAGGAGAGGTATAGCGTTACGAAAAAACGAATGTCTGCATCACTTACAAGACTGCGATTATATTTTCCTATTTGACGATGATTGCTACCCCATAAAAAAGGGATGGGAAGGTTTCGTAATTGAAGCACACCTTGAAAGCGGAGAGCAACACTTCGCATATATGATAGATTCTATACATACGGCAAAAAATTATTACTTCTGCGGTAACAAAACTACCAAGTCTTTTGTTACGGGAGGAGGTGTATTTTTATCCATTACAAAAGAGTGCCTAAAGAAAGTTGGTGGGTTTTGGGATAAGTATGATTTCTATGGATTTGAGCATATAGGATTTTCTTATAGAGCATTCAAAGCGAAACTGAATAGTGATTTGTATATGTCAATTGAAGGTTTAGAAAAATACATTTTTGCATACGATTATGAAGATAAAAACTTTCAAAGCACGATTCCATTGGAAGAACGTATTGAGATGTGTGAGAAAGGAAAAAAAACATTTGAATTAGATGCAGAAGTGATATGGAAACCAATAGTTTACGAAAAGAAATAAATTTTTAAGATGCGTAAGATTTTATACAAATTAGCCACACGAAGCCGAAGAGAAAAAGCAATTATAGCGATTGAAAACATTATCAACTTTAATCCGAAAGGAGGGTTCGCTATTCTTGTGTCAATAGATACTGACGATGAATCAATGAAAGACTTTCAATATGATTCAAAAGATGTAATTGTTATGCAAGGTTTGAGCAAAAATAAGATTGATGCTATCAACCGAGATATGGATAAGATTGATGTAATTTTCGATTGGGATATTCTTGTCAACTTTAGTGACGATATGGAAATTACAAGTATGGAATTCCCGAATGTTTTAAGAAGCGTATTTGATACAAATTTGGATTTTTTTCTTCATCTTCCCGATGGACATCAAAACGAAAGAATACCCACAATGAGCATAATGGGTAAAAAATACTATCAGCGATTCAACTTCATTTACCACCCTTCTTATCAAAGCGTATGGTGCGATAACGAAGCGATGGAAGTAGCCAAAATGTTAGATAAGTGGATTTACTTACCACAACATCTTTTCACTCACAATCATCCCGTTCACTTCGGAATTGCGTTTGACGAGCAGTATCAAAAAACTGAATCACCATTAGTACATTCCGCAGACCATCAAAACTTTGAAAGAAGAAAAAAAATGAACTTTCCAAATACAATTGAAATATGACAAAATTCGCAGAACTTATTACTTGGCTTTACCTTTTTCCAATTATCATTTTAATTGGGATAAACTCTTGGTTTAAAGATGATTTTACACCACAAGAAAGTTCACAATATAAAATTTTGAAATTCATTCCATTTTTGAACATAATGTTGTCAGTATTTATGTTGATTGCTTGGTCAAAATATAGCATTGAATACATTTACAATAGACTCAAAAGAAAATAATATGTATAGTCAAAACGAAGAGGACTACATCGCATTAGATTACTTTAATCACAAAGAAGGAGCAAGTCAACTCAAGACCTTACTTGATATAGGTGCTAATGATGGTATTACATTCAGCAATAGTAAGTTCCTTATCGAAAATGGATGGATGGGTACTCTTTTAGAGCCAAGTCACGTTGCGTGTAAAAAGTGCTATGAAAATCACATATTTGACCAATTTATTTGCGTTTACAATTTTGGCATCGCAAACGAAACGGGGGAGCAAGACTTTCTTGAATCTGAAAGTCATTTACCCGATGGAAAAGATATTTCACTCTTATCTTCCGTGCCAAGTCGTTTGACCGAGCGTTGGAGAAACGCAGTTACTTTCAAAGAGTCAAAAGCAATGTTTTACACCTTTGCTGATTTTGACAAATACTTTTTGATGGAAGATGAAAAATTTTCCTATTTAACGATTGATGCAGAAGGTTACGATTGGGATATTCTCAAACAAATTGACCTTGCGAAATATGAAGTGCAAATGCTTTGTATTGAATGGAACGGAGATACGGAACTTGAAAAAAAATACTCTGAGTATTGCAACCAATTCGGATTGAGAGAGTTGCATCGTAACGCAGAAAATATGATATTTGCATTATGAGAGAAGCACACTTGGGAATTGCGGTAGGCAAAAGAGGTATTGGTAAAACATACACTACTTTGAAAGTAATCAATGATTACATTACGGGGTTTGGCGGTACGCTAAAGCCAAGACGGGTTTTGATTATGGATGTAAACGATGAGTTCAGCGACATTAAAGCGATGAAATTATCTGATGTTCCTTTGTTCTCAATGCACCCACAAATTGAAGCGAGAAGGATTAGACCTTTCAATGTAGATAACACACCAATGACCTTGAGTGATGTGTGTCAAGCGTTATATTTTATCCTTGAAAATTTTAAAGGTGGCTTATTACTAATTGAAGACATCAATAAGTATTTGACACACCACTTTCCTAAAGATGTTGTAGGTGCAATTGTTACAAATCGTCACAAAGATTTGGACATTATTATGCACTATCAAGCAGTAGGTAAAGTGCCGACAACCGTTTGGGAGAACGCGAATTGGATTAGATTTCACAAAAACAACCAATCGGTTGAGCGACATAAAAAGAAGTTCGAAGACAAGTACGAAATGCTTCGTATCGCAGAGTGTTTAGTTGACTTTCAATACGATAATGGAAACGAGCGTTTCTTTTGCTATGTAGATATTGAATGGTCAAAAATCAAAGGGAACATCACCAAAGAGATGGCTATCAAAGCAGTAGAAGACTATATGACCAACAATTATTCTCGCGTAGTTCTTCCCGAATCAAGAAGAATGACTCTAAATGGGGAAAAGGTATATGCTACAACGGCTGAAGCATCAATGACTATTCAAAAAAGACTCCTAACTGACTACTTTGCAAAGTATTAAAAAATAAGTGTTGCGTTGGAGTTGCGTAAGTAGTCTTGCTTTTTCATTGACAATCAAAATGTTTGTTTCAATTTTGGCTTCGTGAATTCGAAATGTGGATTTCGGACACAAAGAAAACAAGTTAAATAAAAAAACATTATCAAAATGAACAAAGTAACAGACATTTTAGTAGGCGCAGTTAGCATCGCTTTAGGCGTTGCAGTAGGAACTTGGGCATACAACAAGTTTATCGCTTAATTCTTAAAGCACTACGAAACTATGGACTTTAAGAAAATGATATTCGATGTGGCGAAAGTCGCAGTTGGATTCGCAGTAGGTTTAGCAGTTTACAACAAGTTTCTTGGAGGTTCTCCAATGATAGCGGTTGAATCTGATGAGTCTGCTCCCGAAGGAGAGTAATCAAGACGATACTCACACACACACATAAAAATAAATTTTAATTCTAACGCAAATGTTTGAAAAGTATTTCAACGAAGTTCGCGAAAACGCAAGTAACGACTTCTTATCATTCGATGGCGCATTTGAATTCTCAAATGATGGCTACGGGTTTTCTGATTATAACAACGCTGATGGTATCGGTGGAACAATGTCTGCTCCAACTTCACAACCATACATCGTTAATGTTCAGAACACAAGCACTTCAGCTAATATTAGCAATGTAACAATTTTGGGTGCATATTCATTCATTGGAACTACTGCTCCCGCTTATGGTAACACTACGGGTATCAGCATCACTATGGGTATTGCAAACATCACTTATACCGAGTTCTTATACCAATCTATGAACAAGCCGTTCTCTGTTGGTCTTACTTACTTGTCAAGTGCTACTGCTGCTCAAGTTTTGGAAACTTTTACTATCACTCAAAAAGATGTGAATGGTAACGTGGCTTCTAAAGTGTTGACTCCAACCATTGACCCATACCAATACCAAAACGACAAAGTGGCATTCAAATTTGAATACCGCATTGATGGATTCACCAATTTGGTAATCAGTTCAGTATTGGCTGCTACTACATTGAAGATTTACTTCTATCCTTCAGAAACTGTTGCTACTTCTCGCGCTTTGGCGGGTCGCAGAGCGGTTCAAGATTATGGAAATCCTCGTGTAGTTGGACAAAACGTATTGCAAGTTCGCAACGCACGATAACCAATCGCGTAACCAAAAACAAAAGGGGCATCGGGTTTAACCCTATGCCCTTTTTTATTTAATTACCCTATGAGAAATCAAAATAAAATCACACTTTGCGATTACCTTGCAAACAAAGTTCCAAACGAATGTGTTGAGGTAATGTTGGATAGCGGTTATCAATTTGATAAACCACGCTCAAAAGAAGAGTTGGCTGACCTATTGAAGCAATACGTTTCAAAGGATAGAGAAAAGGCACTTAAAAAGTTAGCAGAGATTCACCCCGACAAAGAACTTTGTCAATCAATAGATAGACCCGTAATGGACAACGACTACAAAGGAAATGACACAATGAGAATGATGGGGCAAGATTATGCAAATCCATTCTTTTCTCAATACCACGCTCAAAACATTCGTAATGGACAAATGCTTAACTTCAATGGTGGATACTCAAATGCTTGTGGATGTGGAATGGGTTTCAACGGCTTCGGTTGCAATGGAGATAAAAGTTGCGGTTGCAACTGCAAATCAAAATCCTACAATAACGCAGATGGGAGTGGTTCAACTAACAACTTACTCTATCTTTTGTTAGGTGCGGGATTCGTTTGGTTGATGATAAACATTGACAATAAAAGACAATATAAGTAATGAAATTCATAAAGCACAACGCAATAGACAATTTTTCTTGCTTCACCAAAGCGGAAAAAGAAGATTTACTTGTTCAAGAAATGAGCAAGATGTTCTTGTTATACCCAAGAGCAACTGCCGATATTCTTGACAACTGCGGAGTGACTTATGCTTCATTGAAACCGAAAGATTTGTCTTTAGCGGTTGAAAAGAACGGAAAGAACCTAAAAATGCTTAACCGCATTATACGGCTCTCTTTCCTCGTTAATGAGAAAGGTGGTAAGACAATGGCTAATCACGATAGAAATATCACCTATCGCGAGGTAATGAAGAAAGGAAAGCCATTGATGAAAGAACATCAAGAAGCAATGAAGGAAGCAACCTTGTTGACACGCGATATGATGTCACAAGAGATGTTCAGCAAACTTCTTGGAAAAGAGGTGAAAGTGTACTTGAACTTGGATGGTCAAGGAACACCCGAAGAAGCACCTAAAGAAATTGCAAAAGAGGTCGTTGAAGACAAAAAGACTTCACCATTTGTTTGGGTAGCAATCGGAATCGCGGTTGTTGGTCTTGGATGGTGGTATTATAAATCAAAAAAACAAAGCATTTAATATGAGTATATATCAACCGAGTCTAAAAATTAGTGGACTAATTCTAACTGCAATACCTAAAGAAATGCGAGGTATTACAACATTAGTTGCTATACCACAACCTCCAATCGAAGGTGTCAAAATTACTGATGGAAATAAAAATGTTTTTTCGGACAAGGATGGTAAATATGAAATAACAACCGAAAAGCAATTTTTAACATTTAGCAAAGAAAACTACGTCAGTCAAACAATAGATTTGCACGAAAAAACAAACACAAAATCTAATACAAAATATGTTTTTTTAGAAAAATCGGGTGCTACAACAACCGAAACAAAAAGCAATTCAGAAG